AATCTCCAGAAATTAATGAACGATTTGTTGTTAATATTTGATGGTTTAAACCTGTTGCGGAAATACCTTCGGAATTTGTCAATGTGATTGATTCGCCCCCAATAATACTTCTTTTTCCACCATTAATATCCATTGATTTTCCAATTATCACACTATCTTCAGTTGATATGATTGTATTATTATTACCGGATACAATTGTATTTAATGCGCTTTTTACTGTATTGGTAGAACCACTTGCTATTACATTATCACAAGCAGATACATCTTGAACTGTTCCAAATATAGCATTATGATCGCCCTTGTAATCTTTATTGGTAAGACCAGCCACTATGCTATGATTGGTTGTTGTAATCGTGTGTCCTTTACCGCCAATTATTATTTCTTTTGAACCCGATATATTATTTAATTTACCTGATAATATACTGTTTGTATTCAAACTTGATATAAGAGATTCTCCAATTAAAGCATTATTGGTTCCAGATGTTTCTTCAATTGTTTGTCCTGATAAAAATGATTTATTGGTATTTAATATTGTATGATTTACACCTGAAATGAAAGAAGAATTTGTATTCGTGATATTATTTATATTACCACCAATTATATTGAAATTACCACCGGTGACTTGGTTTTCTTTTCCTGTTATAATACTTTCTTTTGCTCCATTTGCCATATTCTCATCTCCTACTATCATGGTGTTTTCTACATTATCAATATTATTCGTTGTTCCTGAAACAATAGTATTTATAGTTGTCGCAACATCTTGAAATTCTCCAAATATTGCGTTGTTTGTTCCCGTTGTATCTTTATTTGTATGCCCCGCAATAATACTTTGGTGCGAAGTCAATATTGTATGATTGCGACCAGCTATTAATGCGTATTTTGCCGAATTAATATTATTGGTAAAACCACCCAACACCGAACTTTCCGAATTTAAAGTTGTCATCGAGCCTCCAAATAAAACAGAGTTTGAATTATTGGTGATATTATTATCTTCGCCCAATACAACATTTTTGGTTGCAAGTTCAACTGTATTATTTCTCCCTACTATAAGACCATCATCCGTCGTTTTTATATTATGGGATTGTCCTGATAATATGTTTCTTTTTGATGTATTTACTTTATTATTCATACCGCTTAAAAATGTATAATCGGAATTTCCACTTATATCTTGATTTTTACCAGAAACAATAACAGCAATATTGTTTTTGACCTTACTATTTGAACCTTGGACGATGCTTTCTGTTATAGTATCAATCGTATGAGTTTTACCACCAATTTGAGAATTTACACTTAACTTCACGATATTACTTGAGCCATATATCATAGATTGTGTATTATCGGATGAATCAGTCAATGTTCCAAATATTGCATTCTGTAAACCACCGTGCTCTTTATTAGATAATCCATTAACAACTGTTTGTCGAGAATTCCCACTTACGTCATTTAATTTTCCAGTAACCACCACTTCATTATTATCTTTAACTTTATTTAATGTTCCGGTAATAAGCGACGAATGATTATTATCTGTTACTAATGTTAAACCAGCAATCAACGAATTTGTATTATTATCAGCCGTATTGCCTTGTCCCAAAATAATAGAGCCTGCTGTCCCGGTTGCTGTATTTTGTTTTCCTGCCATCAATGTATTAACCAATAAACTGGCTTGTTGTTCTTCGCCTATTATAATTGTATTTGTTCCGGTTAAATCAGTATTCGATTTGCCAATTACAACATCGTTAATACTATCTTTTGAGGTATGTTCCTTACCTAACATTACATTACATTCGCCGTTCCATTGTTTTATGGTGCTTCCACTTACAAATGTTAGTATTGTATTACCACTGATGTCATGTTTTTTCCCAAATATAACAGATTCATCTACATCTTTAACAAAATTTTCTTTACCAGCAACCAATATATTTTCTAACCTTCTTAATTCATTATCTTGTCCTCCAATCATAGTATTATTACAACCACTTACATCATTTCCAGCCCCACTTATTAGGTTGTTCGCTCCATCATAATTTTTATTTAATATTCCGGTGGTTGATGACGACTGTGACCTTAATGAATCATTTTGTGTTCCCGTGACAATGTTATATGAACCATCAAATTCTTTATTTGATAAACCAGCAATAATTGCTCCAATTGTATCGCCACTTACATCATTTAATTTACCAAATATAGCGGAATTAGTAGTATTTTTAATTATATTACTCTCGCCCATTAATATATTTTGTTTCCCATTTGCTTCAGTATTAGATTTTCCTCCTATCAACGACCGTTTGCCCGAACCAGTTATGTTATGAGCTTCTCCGAATATTAATCCCCCGCGTTCTTTATCAATTACATGCGAAAATCCAGCGATTATTGTTCCCGAAGTATCTGTTACGGCGATTGTATTTCCAGATATTATATTCTCGCTTCCATCGGTGCTTATTATACCATTACCTATAACGATTGAATTATGTTCTCTTGTTAAATTGTTTGATAAACCAGAAGATATTACATTTTCACTATTAGTTACTGTTTGAGATTTGCCAAAAATAGCATTATTTAAACCGTTTGTTTCATTATGAGTATCGCCTCCGACAACAGAATTATCTGTTGTATTTATGGTATGATTTTTACCAGAAATAGCTAAATTTTTGCCTGTGGTTATGGTTTGCGTATTACCAGAAACGATGTTATAAAACCCATTGGTTTCTTGATTAGATTTACCTCCAATAATAGAACAATCCGATGTATTTATGATATTTCCATTACCCGCAATTAATGATTGGGTTGTATTTGATACTTGATTAGTATGTCCTCCTATTAAATTTCCAACACCATTTGTTTCCGTATGGTCTATACCTATTATTCCAGAACCGTTTGAATTATTAGCACTAATCGAATAACCGGCGATTAAAGTATTTTCAGAATTGATATTAATATTTTCTTTACCACTAATAATATTATTGTTTCCAGACGTTTCGGTATTTTGCAACCCAAATACAGCCGATGAAAAGGTGTCTTTTACGTTATGAAATTTACCACCAATTACATTTTGTTCGCCGTTGAATTCTTTATTTGATATGCCCGTTACTAATGAATATAATGTATTTCCACTTACATCATTATATGCTCCCAATATTGAGGATTGACTTACGTTCTCAACGTCGTTGCTCTTGCCAGAAATCAACGCATTTGTTGTTGTATTTACAATATTATCTTCCCCAAACGATGCGATTGCTTGACTTCCAAAAATCCGATGTGCTTTACCAGATAAAATAACATTTCTTACATTATTGGCATAAATATTTTCACCAGTAACCAACGATGTTATACTAGTTCCAGATACATCGTGTAATTTACCCAAAACGGTTAATTCATGATTTGTATGTAATTTATTAGATTTTCCTACAATAAAACTGTTAGTGTTTAAAGTAAGGTTATTTGATTGCCCCATTGTCATTGTCGAGGTGTCATTGCTTGATACATTTAAAGTTCCTCCAATTATACTATTTTCTCCATTTGAAGTTTGATTTAAATATCCCATAACCAAATTACCAGTCCCTGCCAATTCAGTATTTTGCATTCCAAAAATCACACTTCTTTTAGTTGTTCCCGTAACAGTGTTTTTGGTTCCCGATATTAATACACCAGATGAATCAGTTGTGCTGTTGTGTGCTCCATTTACAAATGTATTTAAAGAAGTAGAACCGGTATTTGACAGCCCCGTAATCATTACTTGGTTAGAACCCAACGAACTGTTGGTTTTACCAAAGACATTTGTATTTGTTGAACCAGTATCATTGTTTCCAAATCCACCTATTACATTATTTGAACTATTTGATAAAAGATTACCAGTACCAACGGTAAGCGAACTATTAGTTGCATCCTTGAGTGTTAATTCTTCTCCAAATGAAGCAGATGAAGTACAAGAGGTAAGAGTATTATTATGGCCGGATGTTATTGATTTAATAGCGGAAGTTATATTATGAGTTTCTCCAAAAATGGCACTGTATTTGGTGGTTCCGGTAATTAAATTATCTTTACCAACATTAATAATTCCTTCCGCATTGGTCGCGGAATGCCCTATACCAAACTGCGCGTTATGCTTACCGCCTTGTTCTGTGATATTTTTTCCTGCTATTATACTTTCATCCGTAGATGAAACAATATGATCTCGTCCAAATAATGCTATATTTGTATTTGTTTGTAGTGTATTTGATGTTCCTACAACAATCGATTGTTTCACACCGGTGATATCATTTAATTTACCACCATGATACGAATCTTCGCCAAATTGTATATCATTTGTATTTCCTATTGTCATTGAGCGTTCTTCATCGTTTATATCATTTGTTGAACCAAATATTGCGATATTAGAACTACTAGTAACCACGTTGGTTTTTCCTTGAATTATAGCATAATCGGTATTGGTGACATTATTCCCCCATCCTAAAATGGTGCTTTGATTAGAATTATTTATTTGATTGCTAAGTCCCTGAACCATTGTGTTTCCAGAATTTAATACCACATTTGATTTTCCGATTATTCCTGTATTAACATTTGTGGTTACTGTATTACTTTCACCACTTGTCAATACTTGTTTATTTGTTATTAAACTATTATTTATACCTAGAATTCCATTATATTCACCTGTTAATTCAGTGTTGTTTTTTCCTGAAACAAAAGAGCCTATGCTGTTAGTAGTTATGGTATTATTTTCACCAGATGATAATATTTGGGAACTGTTTGATATGGTTATATTTTTACCAAATCCAGCACTTTCTACAGCTTTTGTTATATTGTGCGAATTACCAGATACAATATTATACGAACCGTCAACAATCTCATTATCATATCCACTTACAATTGTCATATTAGAACCGCTTACGTCATTTGCTTTACCAATTACTATATTAGAATCACCGACTTTTCCGACATTACTTTCACCTACAAATAATGTGCTTTTGGAACCGGTTATGTTATTTGTTAATCCAATAACACTTGTTCTATTAATATTTGATATTGTATTTTGTTTTCCCAACACACTACTGTTTTCACTTAATTCGACAGTATTATTATCGCCTATTAAAATAGATTTTTGGTTTGATGTAATTGTATTTGAAACCCCTCCAATTATTGTATTTTGATTGGTGGTTGAATTATTTGCGGAACCATATACAATATCATTTAATCCGTTATTTTCGGTATTTTGATATCCAACTACAACTGAATTTTCGGACGCATTATTGATAGTATTTTCTGAACCGATTACACCAACAGAATCATTTGTATTTAAAATATTAATTTTACCTATTGCGATGGAATTTTTATTGGATGTTATAGTATTGCTTCTACCTTGTATTAAATTGGCACTGCCATCGGTTATTGTATTTAAATTACCACCTGTAATATTATTTATAGTAGTAGTGATGTTATTGGCTTCTCCTCCTGTTATATTTTGTTGTCCTGATTTTTCTTTGTGTTTTTTACCTATAACTATAGAATTTCTAGTATTATTCGACACATCTATTTCAAAGCCTATAACGGCGGTTCTGTTATTATTTTTGACGGCATTTGTTTTACCGACGATAATAGTATCGTAATTGGCTTGAGTAACATTGCTTGTTCCTATAATCATATTGTTTTCGCCGTTACTTTCAGAATTATCATTTCCAAAAATCCCGCTAGTTTCGCTACTAATTACATTATTTGATTTACCGACTGTAAGAACGGACAAATTTGTATTGGCAGTATTATCATGTCCCACAATTAATGTATTTGTATTGCTATTATTTGTATTATTTTTACCGATTATACCAGAATCATTGTCATAATTATTATTATTTTCAGAACCAACGACGATTGTTTGTTTTGATGTATTACAAATATTTTTCTTACCATATATAATTGAATTGCTTACATCAGTTACGTTATTTTCTTCTCCACCCACAAGGCTCCCTCTGCTTCTGACCGATGTATTCTTGTAACCAATGCCGATTGAGTTGGTTGCTTGTGTATCATTATTTTCTTCTCCTAATATTAAGCTATTTTTTGTAGAAATTGTTATGTTTTTCTCTCCCAAAACACCAGCGGCCAACATATTTTGATTATTATTTTCATTTCCTACTAATAAAGAATTATGGTTAGAATTACTTGTATTATTATAACCAGTGACAATATTATTGCTACCATCCTTTACAACATTGCTTTCACCAGTTGTAAAGGTATTTTGAGCTCTACGAACATTATTAGATAAACCAGATGTGAGCGTATTCAATGACCCGCTGACATCTTCTAATTTACCAATAACTGTGTTATTACTACCATACCAATCCCTGTTTGATAACCCTGAAATCAAAGAATTATTAGTAGTATTAGCAGAACTATCCATGCCTAGTAGATAGGTTTGGTTAGTAGAAGATGTCCAATGTTTTTTACCAGATATTATTGAATTTGTATCAGAAGCAGAAGTATGGTCGTGACCGGTTATAATAACATTAGTTGCGTCTGTGATGAAATGTGAAACTCCGGTTGTTAATATATTTTCAGATTCTTTTACGGTTTGAATTTTTCCGAATACAGTATTATTTTTTCCATTATATTCTTTATTAAATTCACCGGTTACAACAGAATTTTCATTTCCACTGACATCATGACTTAAACCAGAAACCAATACCTGTTCATTAAATCTTATAGAATGAGATCTACCACTCATTGTTGAATTTAGATTGTCAGTTGAAATATTATAAATACCAGAGGTAGAACTTCTTACATTATTTGATATTGTATTTGAAAAACCAGAAATAATATTTGTATTGGAGTCTTTAACACTATTATTATTACCAAATATAGCGTTTTCATCGCCATTAAATTCTTTATTAAATTTTCCAGAAATGATTGAGTTGGCAGTGTTTCCACTAACATCATTTGATTCGCCCAATACGGTAGTTTGATTATTATCTTTAACCAAATTAGACTTTCCCGAAGTAAGTGCATTTATTGTATTTTGAATTAAATTTGCTTGTCCGGATGATAAGTTATTATTTCCATTTTCGACAATATTATTTTGTCCACTGGTTACATTATTTACACCATTGTCGATGTCATTTAATTCGCCAAACGTTGTATTTCTTAATCCATTATTAACATTATTTGATAGACCAACCGTTATTCCACCAGTTGTATTGGCAAGAACTGAATTATTTGAACCAAAAACTACAACATTTGAAACATCGGTCAATATATTTTTTTTTCCAAAAGATAAAGAGCCAATATTTCTAGTTAATTGATTATTTTCGCCAAAACTAATGTTATTGCTTCCATCTGTTACGATATGAGAAACACCTTGGATTAAACTAGAAGAAGTATTTTTAACATTATTATTTTCGCCAGCAATCAAATTTTGCCGCCCATTAAATTCGTGGTTCTTTAAACCGGTTATTAGGTCATTGACGCTGGTTCCTGATATATCGTGTTGTTTGCCAAATATTACAGAACTAGAGACATCCTTTATCATATGTGTTGTTCCTGATGTAAGAATATCATCTGTTTGCGATATAATATGAGATATACCCATAATAGATGAATTATTGGTGACGCTTACAATATTATTACTTCCTGATATAATATTTTGATGAGTTTTGTGTTGGCAGATATTATTAGAGCCAAATACCGCATTATTGGTGACGTGTCCGGGTCCGAAAGCACCAGCACTAATTGAATTTGATTTACCAAAAACAATAGTGTTATTTACGAAATTAGTTACAGTATTAGAATTTCCGCCTATCAATCCATCTATTACGTTTACGGCTTGGTGTCCGAACCCCAATAATGTGGTTCTTTCGACATTTGTAACAGTATGACTTTTTCCACCGACAATGCTTTCATCGGCATTATTAATATTATGTATTTGTCCTGATACGAATGTATTATCGGCATTAATGGTTGTATTTTCTGTACCGGAAACTATATTTCCAGAGCCGGAAGTTTCGCTATTTTCTTTTCCTGTAATAAGTGAATGACTTGAAAAGGATGTGATATTTTCATTTCCAGATATAAGTGTATTGGATGAATTAGTTGCGTTATTATCAATACCAATTATAGCACTTGTTGTAACTACGGAAGCGATATTTGAATCACCGGCAATTAATGTTTGGTCTGTATTTGCTAAGCTATTAGCTTTTCCACTGACTAAATTATCATCTGAATAATTTATACCGTGATTTTTACCAGTAACGGTATTATAATTTCCACCAACTTCAATATGTGATTTACCGGTTAAAAAGGAACCAGTTGAATTTTGATGTGATGTAATAGAGGTTCCAATGATAGTATTGGCACTTGAGTCTTTTGCGATATTTGCTGTTCCAAATATAATAGATGTTCTACAATCACTTATATCATTATGCGAACCAATAGCTACATTTTGTCTGCCAGTAATGACGCTGTTTTTAAAACCAGAAGTGAATGAATATCTAGAAAAAACAAAATTTTCTTTACCAAATACAGTAGAATAAGAACAAGAGAATTCTGGAGCAGCTGAAATATGGCCTAAGGTACAATTTTCACCAGAGACAAATACGTGAGAAGCGTCAAATATTCTATTATTGACACCAACGACAAAATTAGCGATAGAATTCTTAGAGGGGTCTAAATTATTGTGAATTAAATTATCAACACCATAGATGTAACAATTGCTTCCGAATAATAGTTTATTATCTTTACCAAAAACGAAACTTCTTTGTACGTCGTCGTTTCCCATCATTAATATATTTTCACCCATAGCAAAACTCATGGAAGTTTTTATTTGAACGTATTTACCAATACCAATTGAATTTCCACTTACTTCGACGTCATCTAGACCGCATTTAATAAAGGGAACGCGAACTTCTTCGCCAGTAAGAACATTAACGGTTGAAATTCTATTAATATCTAGAGCAGCTTTGGTGTGGTGTGTGCCAATACCGATAGATTTCCATACAGAAACGATACCATTGCTGGAGTTATCAAAAATAGCGGTGTCGTTATATACTCTTGTTTTCATCCATTCTTGGTCTCCGATTGTCATTCTACCTTCTACAGAAAATTCTGCTTCAAATAAATCTCTATCGAATAGATTTTTAAGCACACCGACATTTACGTTTGATAGGTATACCAAAGGATTATTTTGTTCATCGACGCCTGCTTGCCAATCGCCTGTTTGGGCGACATCTGATTCAACTTTAATAGTATGGTCGTATCCGTTTTCATCAGTATAAATCATTTTAGAACCATTAAATCTTATTCCACCTGGTGGTTTATAACCAGTAATAGTTGTTTGTTTACTTAAAATCATGTAATTAGATGCACGTATATTACCAGATACATCTAGCATAGCAACATTATAAGGTTGCAACGCTTTTGATTCGTCGGGGTCGTGTCCTAATAATAATTTACCATCATCTCTCAAAAGCATTTTAATATTTTGACCGCTAGTATCCATTGTGTTATTGTTATCGCGATTTACGATAAATTTCAAACCCGTAAACAATCGATTTGCGGTTGGGTCGTGATTTTTAAATCGTTCATAAAATCCTATACCAGTTGCTTCTGAACCATCTTCTTTTTCGCAAAGAGCGAAATTTCCATCGTTCGCATAATCAACCCTTCTTTGTAAAGCCGTATCTCCGAAAGATAACCTGGAAAAGGGCTTTGTGGTGCCAATTCCGACATAAGTGGTACTTCCATCATTATCATGAAATAATTCCAAGTTATTACCTCTTTGCCAGAAATTTGATCGTGTAAAAAGAACACTTGTCGCCTTCAAGTTCCTGTTTCTTGATGCTCCGCCATGTTGTTTCCATTGTGACATTTATATATCACACTAATATTATTTTTCTTAATTCTTCGCATTATTTTTTTTCTTATTATTACGGTGCATAAAGTAGTATTTTTTTTTATAATTTTTAACCTTATAAATAAGTCTAAATATCTAAATATTTATTATATTTACATATTTCAAAAATGGGATATTTAATCGAATTATCTTTTTCATTGAAAAATATTTCAGACTTGGATATATTGAAGAGTAATATTGTTGCTAATGCGAAAAAAAATAATTGTTCTTTTTATTTCGAAGACTTTGATTTTAATAAAACTTTTGATTGTGTTTATAATTTTACATTCCCTGACAATGAAAAAAATTTAATATCATTTATTCGCTTCATTAATACCATTAATAAAACAAAAATAGATATGATAGGATATGAAGATGGTGTTATATATGCTTCAAAAAAATATTTGAATATGATGAATAAAACTAAAGCGATGGATTATATTAATAATAAAAAATATAATTCTTTTAAAATAAATAATCCTAACATATATCGCGCATTAAAAAATTAACATTTTTTGAATTTACCTTTTTTTGAACCAATTTTATACCTACATTTCTTTTTTGTTTTTCTTTTTTTCTTTCTCTTTTTTCTCCTACTTTTGCTTCTTTTAGGTTTTTTTAATAAAAATTCTAAATTTTCCTGGAGACTTTTGGAAGAGGGTGGTTTTTTAAATAAATTTTTCACATCTTTATGTTTTAAATCGGCGAAAGTTACTTTATTATTATTTCGCGCTTTAATTTTTGCTCTGTCACCATCGTATATAATTTCGTTCTCTCTAATATTTTGAACTTTGCCATTTACGGATGTGACGGCTTTTGAAGAACTTTGGAATTTAAGTTGCATTTATAATATTTTAATATTATTTTATTATAAATAATGGAAAATAATAAAGACATAAATTTATCAAAACCCAAAATATATAGTTCTTTAAAATCTTTAAAAAATACAAATACTAAAAAGATCAAAAAAGAAACAAAGAAAGAATATCTAGATTCTTTTTATACAACGGAATATATAGATGCCTATTTTAAGAAAAAAGAACTAAATATAACGCACTAAAATTAACGAACTAAATATAAAGCACTAAATATAAAGCACTACGAAAAAGACACCATCCAAGTATTAATTAGAAATTGAATTGATTTAATAACATAAATTATTATTAAATCAAAATGACTCTTAACAAGAATTTTATCGAATTATTAACACAAATACAGACGATTAAGTCTAAAGATGGAAACTTCTTTAGAGCGAAAGCGTATGAAAAAGCAAAGGATGCGATTATTACGTATAATAAACCAATAACTTCAATCGATGATATTCGAGAAATACCAAATATTGGTAAAGCTGTTATTGAAAAGTTTGAAGAATTTCTCAAGAATGGGTCTATTTCTATTATAAACAAGGCTCAAAATAACCCCTTATATATTTTACAAGATGTATATGGTATTGGACCTAAAAAAGCGGGAGAACTTGTAAAAAAACACAATATTACTAGTATTTCACAGCTTAGAAAACATAAAGATTCACTCCTTAACAGCGTTCAACAGAAAGGTTTAAAATATTATGAGGATATTATTGAACGTATTCCTAGGAGCGAAATAGTTGATTATCAAACTATTATTCACGCGAATTTCCAAGAAATTAGTAATTCAAAAGAAAAATTTGAAATAGTCGGTTCTTATAGAAGAGGTGCCGAAACTTCTGGCGATATTGATATTATACTCGAATCTTCGACATCAACTTATAAAGCCTTAATTCAAAAATTAATTAAAGATAATATTATCATTGAAGTTCTATCGTTTGGGAATAAAAAATGTTTATGTATAGCAAAATTACCAGGTTCTAATAACCTTGCTAGAAGATTGGATTTTATGGTTACACCTTCGGAAGAATGGGCGTTTGCGGTATGTTATTTTACTGGAAGTAAAGAATTCAATACTCTTATGCGAGAAAGAGCCAGACAAATAGGTTACACTATGAACGAACATTGTTTTACCCAAATAATAAACGGCGTTAAAACTACAAAACTTGATAAGAAATTCACATACGAAAAAGATGTGTTTGAATTTCTAAATGTAGAGTATGTCGAACCTTCTAAAAGAAATGCGTGTAATTTCAAAATTGTTGATGCGAGTGCTACAACACCGGTTCGGAAGAGCAAGAGAAAAACTAGAAAAAAAGTTCCTATTAGAATTCATATAAATCGATATATTAAAAACAACGAATATATCGTTGAATTGACGGAAGAACAGCTTGGTGATATTATCAGATTGGCAAATAATAATTATTATAATAACAATACTCCAATTATGACTGATGAAAAGTATGATTACATCATTGATTTTATGAAAGAAGTTTATCCAAATAACACAGTCGTGAATGAAGGTCATACACAAGTCATTATACACGAATCTCGTAAAATAAAATTACCGTATGAGATGTGGTCTATGGATAAAGTAAAAAAAGAAAAGGATGTCAATAGAAAAGTTAAAACTTCGGGTAAGACCCGTATCATAAGTTGTAAATTAGATGGATGTTCTCTAGGATATTCAACCGAAAAAGGAGGCGTAATGTTATATACTAGAGGAAATGGGACTATTGGTCAAAACGTAACTCATCTTTCGAAATATCTTAATCTTCCAGTATATCCTGGAATAAGCGTAAGAGGCGAGATTCTGATTACCAAATCGAAGTTCCAACAAAAATATTCTAAGAAATTTGCTAATCCAAGAAATTTTGTATCCGGTATTCTTAATTCTAAAACAATTGATCCAGAAGTAGTTAAAGATTTAACGTTTGTAGCATATGAATTGGTTGAGCCGCAAAGAAAACCAGAAGACCAGCTATTATTTCTTGAAAAGATTGGATTTACAGTTGTTAAACACATCAAGGTTGAAAATTTTCATAAAGCACCCGACCCTTATAAGTTTTTAAAAGATACATTAATTAATTGGAAATCGGAATATTGTTATGAAATTGATGGGATTATTGTAACTAGGAACTATCTATATGAGAGAGTTTCAAGTAACCCGACGCACGCTTGGGCTTTTAAAATGGTTACACAGGACCAAATAGCAGAAACACTAGTCGAAGAAATTATATGGTCTCCAAGTAAAGACGGTCTTTTAAAACCCAAAATACGCGTGAAACCAGTGAAATTATGCGGAGTTACTATAACTTATGTAACCGTCCATAATGAACTATGGCGAAGAAACCAAGGGATTGATGTTGGTGCTGTAATTGAAATAATTCGTAGCGGAGATGTTATTCCAAAAGTTCATAAAATTATCAAAGCCGTAACGCCAAACCCCCCACCATCTCATTTCGAGGTTGTTTTAAAAGGTGTTGACTATGTATTGGTTAATTCAGAAAACAATATGATTGTTCGTATGAAAGCGTTGCACGCTTTCTTTGAAAAAATTGGCGCGGTTGGATTGGGTAGAGGAAACGTTCAACGAATAATGGACGCAGGTTTTAATACTATGGCACAAATTCTTGCTATGAAATATGAAGATTTTCTGGCAGTGAATGGTTTTAAAGAAAAAATGGCAATGAAAGTTTATAATGGAATCCGAACTGCTATTGAAAATATTGATTTACCGACGTTTATGGCGGCCACTAATATATTTGGAAGAGGATTGGGCGCAAAAAAAATGAAAATTATATTTGATAATACACCTGATATTCTTGACAAAAAATATGATAAGATCAATACCACAAACGGCAATGGCTTTGGTAATACAATAAGATATAATCTTATTACGGGTATGGTCGGACTATCAAATAAATCAGCATCAATGTTTGTTGATTATCTTGATAAATTCAATGATTTTATTCAAAAATCAAACTTAACTCATATTTGTAGACAAACTTCTTCTATTGTTGATCCCGAAAGTCCCTTTTGTGGCAAAAAAATTGTATTTACAGGATGTAGAAATAAAGAACTTGAAAAATACTTGTGCTTAAATGGTGCTAATCTAGGCACTTCTATAAGTAAAAATACGGATGTTCTTGTTTACAAAAATAAATCTGGTAGAAAATTTGAAAAAGCAAGAGCATTGGGTATAAAAACACATCAATTTGATGAATTCAAAGCTTTAGTTATGAAAGGATAATTATAAAAAATATTACAAAACTTTTTTTATAATTTATACGGACCGAAAGGATGGCAATGTTGTAATTCATTATGTTCGTCGCCTATATTTTTATATAAGTATCGTTTCAAAAAAGAGCTATGCGAGACAATCGCAATTTTTTTTTCAGGTCTACTTTTAATAAAATCCAACATTTGGTGTATTCTTTCATCTAATTCTTGAATACTTTCTTGTTCTTGGCGCCATTCGGTGTCTTGGTTTATTTGGGAATAATTAATTATTGGATAATTATTTTTCAATATATCAACTGTCTTTCTTTTATTACATAATTCTTCTCCACCTTGTGGATATTCCATTAAACAATCTAAAGCAATAAATTTTGTACTATAAAAACTATTACTACCAAATATACTTAATGCTGTGCTTATAGTTCGTGATAAGGGGGAAACTAAAACTATATCCATATTTTTTAACGCGTCGCCATTATTAATGTATTTTTCGCGACATTCTGCTGCTTGTAAATATCCCTTGTGTAATAACGGTGTATCTTGATATTTTGAATAAGCTTCATTGCCAATACTCCAGTATAGGTCGTTGTGTAAAGCATAACCGTGTCTAATAAAAAAAACTTTTGACATATAACAATCTTAATTGTTTTAATTTTATGTATATTTTGTTGAATATATAGATGATGCTGGCATTTTTAAATTATTATATAACTTCCTTTTTACAATTTTTGCGTGTTTTGATATTTTTCCATTTCCATACAATATGCGCCTTATCTGACCGAATTTTTCAGTATCCTTACTTCCATCTTCATCCGCAAATATATTCTTTTCAATCTCCATAAATTTGAATAATAATTTTGGAACTAACATATTACAAATCGATTTCATCATATCATCGGTTAATTCCTTCCATTTAGTTTCTTTATTTGTAAAAATAGCTATTCTATTCGGCATTTCATTGAATGCTTTGAACGGAGAGTTCTCATTATAAATAGCTTGTGTTAATATATCAGTAATTCCTACTTGAAATCCATTTACTATCACATTATCCAATCCTTCTTTTGAAATTTCTAAATTTTTTATCCACTCCCAATAATCTTCACTTTCAACGCGTTCATTTAATATTTCTAACAAATTGACATTGTGTTTTATCTTTTTGCTTTTTCTTTCTAATTTTTGTATTCTTAATTTCATTTTTTTCTGATTTTTCGCCAGTATTGTAACCATATCAAACAATCGGTTAATTGTAATACCGTTGCTCATTTCATCGCGGGGGTCATACGATAGAACAGAACATACTTTATAATGTTTTTGTTGTTGTTGCTTGGTTTTAAATACTTTGCTACAACACGGGCAATTTACAGACATTGAAAAGAATTAATGGTTATTATCTAAATCAATTTTTATATATTATTATTATATAATGCGCAATCATTTTAGTCTTGGAGATTGGGATAGAAGGGGAAATAGTCATCCATTTGGAAACGTGCCTTTCGTAAAACCAACGAACATATCATCATCACATTATACATCTTCTAAAAAAAACTTAACAGTTATTAAAAAAGATGGTGAAAACCAAACACAAATTGTGGAAAATAATTGTACGAATAATAAAGGTATATCCAATGTAGGTGGTCCGGGGGATAAAACTCAAGCAATATCAAAAAATAATACATATTTAATGTCTGGCGTAAGTGGCTTAAGCAATAAAAGGCGTCTTTTGGTTTCTGGAAGCGGGGTTGATAAAAAACACGGTAGTTATAATCGTTATTTAGCTAGAAAAGTTGGTTGGGCTATAAATAAGCAGCATAATATGACGTGTTAAATCATTAATTTTTCTATAAAAAAGGTATATTTTGAACCCTTTGATACACATATACACCACTTATCCGAAATCCTATTATTTTTCATTTTTTTAGATATACTACTTGGTGATATTAATATATCTTTTTCTATATCTCTTAACGAGGTATATAATTTTATAGTTTTATCAGGATAAAGTACCAAATAGTTATTTTTTTGAATATATGACAACATTTGTTCCTCTGTATTTAATTCGCCGTTCATTTTATAATATTATTAGAATGTATTTAAATATTTAATTTAAATACATATATGCTTTCGCGAGAACAAGCTATTCGAGAATTTAACCTTTTCATGATATATTCTTTTGCTTTTTTGTTTTTTATATTTATCTCAATTGGTTTAAAAATATACCAGTATATCAGATAACTATGAATTCGTTCTTCGATTCTTTTTTGATTTCAAGTGTTGCTTCAATATGCTCGAAAACTACCTCTGCGCCGTTAGAGTTGTGGAGAATACAGAGACAAAATTCTTTTATTCCAAATAGTTCTTTAAGAAGTGTTATTCAAAAAGAAGGATGGAGATATTTATGGAAAGGCAATGGTGTAAATCTTGTTAAAGGCATACCACAATATTCATTGAATTATGCATTATTTCGCGAATTCAACGATTCTATAGACAATAGATTAATATCTGGAATTATTTCAGGTTCTTGTTCTATTGGTATTATATATCCACTTGAAACTACACGAACGTTTTTATCATTACAGACTAATAAAAATAAATATAAGGGTATATTTGATGTTATAAAAAAAACTTCCCATAGAAATTTATATAATGGATTTTCTATGAGTTTATTTGGGTTTGGAACTTTCAGTGGGTTATTATTTTCATTTCAAAATACAATCAATGAAAATTATCCTAATTTAAAACCTATTAGCGGTGGCCTTGCGAGTATTGGGGCTTTATCTGTATCATATCCAACTGATTTATTAAGACGTCGTATGCAGCTACAAAATTTCGATAAATCAGTTCCTGTATATGATAATTATAGAGATCTATTTCAAAAAATATATAAACAAGATGGCGTTCGCGGATTTTATAGGGGTTTATTACCAAATTATTGTAAGGGGTTTGTTCAATGGAGCGTTCATTTCTTTGTTCTTTCCTTGCTAGAAGAAGACCTGAAATCAAATCGGTCTTCATAAATTAATCCATGAATAATCAAAGAGACCGACAATCCTTGTAAAAAATAAATTATTTGTTGATTTTTTAATCTTATAAATAAAGTTAAACACAATATAACACTAAAAAACAACCAATGATGTATATGTTTGTTATAAATTATTAATTTAGACTCTTTTATTCCTAAAAATGGTATATTAACTTTTATCTTCGGACAAGTCCTGCATATAAATCTATATCCAAAAAAATTTATTATATATATAATACCTATTAACACACCAATTAATCTATATTGATAAATGAAAAGTATTTCATCTTTCATGTTTGTCTCCAGCATAAAAATTGATTTGATTTTATTTTCTTGAATTAAATTAATACAGTATGACTAGCTTTTTCGACACCAAATTTAATACACGCAATACAATGTCTTATGATGATTGCAGCGACCAACCAACCGCAGAAGATATTCGACAAGAGAGGCAGGAACAGGAATGGTATAACTATGACGGGGAGCAGGGTAGTTGGAAATCAGCTTCGCCCATTGCCGAGGAAGAAAGAGGCGTCCACGTCGTCTTTTCATCATCGGACGATGATACTGATACTGATACACAAGAAGATTATGGCAAGAAAACCACAATATTTAATAAAAAAGCACTGGCTCTGGCGTTCAACGTATTTGGGATGAATACGGCGGATGAAAGTACAGACAGCGAATTAGAAGACCTTCTTGGAGAACCCCCTGGAGGACCCCCTGGGTTTGGGGAGATTTTCTCCCGAAATTCTCAGCCCTGTCTCGAGCTACCAAAACCAAATCGGCTGGCTAGACAAATTAATAATCATAAATGGGAATTACCATTGAAAATGTTGAAACATTTCAGATTACACTATATCCACGTTGAGACAAAATGGGTGTTTAAAACAGACAAACCTTATACCAACGGAGGAGGTGTGAGAGGAGCGTGGGTTTACGCAATTTTTAAATTACGAAACGATGAAAAACAAGAATTGGTTCCTAAAAAAGTCACAATTTATGTGCCTGAATATTATGCCTCTTCTGCCTATGATTGTGGTAGGAAAGATTTCGACGACCAACGCGAATTTTGGCAATTCTTGCGTTCGCCTCAATGGTGGAGAGAGGTAAGTGAATTTAGTAACAATTCCAGATTAGTATAAAAATTTATTAAAACTTAAAACTTTTTTAATTTATTAATTTATTATGTCAATCAAATTAATAAATATTGATGAATTCAAACAAGATTTCGAGGTTTCACAGAAAAATAAGTCATTTTATGGGGAAGTTCGAACTGATTTTAAACTTATAGACAAAATGTTAAATCTAATTCCTCAATCTTTGTTTTATTTGCCTCATAAAAAATGGTTAGACCCTTGTTGTGGTAATGGATATTTTATGATGTGTTTATATAAAAAATTATTTTTTACTTTATCTGAATCATTTCCAGACGAAGATGAGAGACACTGTCATATTGTATCAAATATGTTATATATGATTGAGATAAATAACGAGCATATTGACACATTATACGATATGTTTGGTAAAAATGCGAATATTATATGTGATGATTTTTTGAATTATGACGCGAATTCTTTGAATATTGATATTATTATCGCAAATCCTCCATATAATTTTCCTAATAAATCTTCCGCTATTTGGAATAATTTTATGACAAAATTCGTCCATACTCTGGACGATTACGGTCATTTACTTATTATTATACCATCATTATGGTTGAAAAAATCTCATTTATCCAATAGTTTCATCAATCAATTCCATATTTCTTCATTACATACAATGAGTTCTAGTGAAACTAACAAAATATTCCATTATAAAGCACAAACAGCTACTACGTTTTTCCATTTGCAGAAAAAACCGTCTGATAATTTCATAAAAATTTTTGATAATTCTTTAAAACAATACGTCCAATATAATACTAAATTTACTATACCTATGAAAAACCAATATTTTATGTCAAAATTTAAATCTTTCGTTGGAAACAACTATATAAAGGTTGAAAAAACGAACCTAGACATTGGTTTTCGTAACAAAACAACGCAATTTAGTTCTGTAAAAAGTGATATATACAAATATAAAAATATACATACTTGTATTTTGCCTAAGAATAAGCCTATATTAAAGATAAATTTTTCTAATAACCCTTGTTGTTATTATGGAAAGCCTAAAATTATATTAGCTCATAAAATGTACGGTTTGCCATATTATGATAAAGAGGGGGTTTATGGTATTCCAACAAAGGATAATTACGTTATAATTAATAAAACACACGACGAATTTTTAAAAATAGAAAAAATATTCAATTCTAAATGTATTCGACTTATTTTCAATTCTTTCAGGTTTCGCATGGCAACCATTGAAAAAGAAGCTTTTGAATTTATACCAAATTTATCATTATTAAATAGAATAGATTGGGATTTTTTCGATAGTTCTTTATTAACACATATTAAAGCAGACTTGGCATTATATGAAATCATGACAAAATGCGATATACATACTAATATTTTCAAAAAAATATTTATCTGAGTTTGTTTCTTCTTTTTTTTTTTAATTTATTATATTAATGTCTCGTAAAAGAGCTCTTTCTGAAACCGGTTTAGCGTTATTCTCGCAATCTTATGTAGATGAGAAATGTATTACCAAACCTTCGATTGGTTGTTTAAGAAGTATATTCCATAAATTATTTACAACCGACTATGATATTCGCCTCGATGATACTTCAAATAATATGAAAACTTCTTCTTCAAAAGTTTTAAGTTTATTATATTCATTGAAAAAAATACCAGAAATACACAACAATGCTATTTCTAATTTAGTAGCATTGATACTAAGTAATGGAGAGAAAATTCTATCAAAACAACAGGTTAAATATAATATTGGGTTCTATCTTAACCTGGCAAAAAAAGCTATATCTGCGAACGACCATCAAACAGCCATCTTGGTAAAAGCCGCAATTAGCAATTTTAATATAACTAGACTAAAAATTAAATATAATAAAAAAATGAAAGAAACAATTAAGTTACTTGATCTTAAATATGGCGATTTTAAAAGTATGCATTCTAAGCATATACAAGATATGATTGAAAATAAAAATAATAAAAATTATTTCCCATCTACTATGGTTTTACATATGCATTTAAAAAAAAACAGAACATATGAAAAAGCATATAGACGATTCGGTTGTAAAGATCTTGATAAATTAAATGCTCTCAATTATGAATTACACGAGGTTCAATCTATAAAATATCAGGACCACAAACAAACCGATTATAAATTGTGTCCTATTTATGAAAATGACCCGTTGGAACTGGAAATAGCTAGTAAAATTAAAGACCAAACCGTCAAATCAAAAAATATGAATACAAACGAATTTCTTCACACACTATCAATCAATGTAAATAAATAATTGAATATGTTATAATATTTATATAATATTTATAATGAACTTATTAAAAGAACGAGCTGTCTGTAATTATATTGGATTGGCTCATTTTGATAATAAAACTTACCTAGAAAATGAGAAATGGAAAAGTCGGAAAAATTTCACCGGTTGTGTTTATGGATTACAGCAATTTTTACCAGATACAATTCCTTATGAAAGTGATGTCTTTATGATTGATATGAATAATGAAACCAACCAAATTATTGGAGTTGGTTTAATTAAAAAAAAATATATACCTCAAAATAGAAGTCGTATTTATGAAAACGAAGACTTTAATAGATTTGTTATTAAAAGCCCCTTTTATAGAAATAGAAAATTTCTTATTGACTTAGATAAATCAATCGTTGAATTTTTAGAAAATATTCTTTTTAAAGGATATTCTCATTTAAAAAGGACTAGCAACATGACATTATCTTTCGATAGAATAGCTCAACAACCAATCATCGGGACAGAATATAATGAAAAGAAAAAGAAAAAACGTATTTATAAATGTAGTATTTGTGGATTGTCGAAAAAAGGACATTGGTGTAATAAATTACGACAAGTAAATAATAATAAATTTGATGGGGAACCTTGGGTCGAAATCAATTATAATTGTCCTGGGAAAAGGGTTGTACCAAACCAAGCCAAATATAAAAACTGTAATTTATGCGGAAAATCATTAAAGGGACATAGTGGTTCCAGGCCATGCACTTGGAAAAAAAGAAATACTTGTAATATTAAAAAAGTTATAAAATTTTTAGAGACTTTATTTATTTAATAATAACGTCTATGACCTCTCAGTTCCCTTAATTGTTTTGTAAACACATTATACCACAAATTAATAGATTGCAATATATTCGGTTCTACTTTAACTTCAAAATTATTTTCTTTAAATAATCTCCAATGTTCTGAAATTATTTTTGGTTTCATTTCGACACCTATTGATGGAATGATAGAATTGTATCTAAACTCGTATTGCCTCCAGCTCATTGTATCTGTTCTGCCATCTCTTTTAATAAACGGAACTTTTAAATTAAAACTTTTTGAAAATTTACTTAATTCTCCATTACAATAATCTCTTACTTTCTCCTGCTTTTCCCATTCTTCGCATAAAATTTTATAAGTCAAAGGCTGTGTCGTCGTCATTCTTCTGAAACTATCTGAACCAATTCTAAGATATAATTCAAATACATCGAAAATTGCCCTGGCTTTTTTCATCTGTCTTTCTTTTTTTAATAAAGTTGTTTTCATTTGTTTTTCCGTAATTTCTTTCAGTATATAGTCAATTCTTAACTTTGTATTATCTTGGTTATTATTTACTTTTTCCCTCCAAATCGCTAATTCCATCATTTCGAAATGCCTTAATCCGCTGTGTCTTTCAATCATATTATGAATTACATCTTTTATAAAATGAATTTCTAATGGCAATACAAGTCTATCTTCACATTTATAGTCAATTATATTATTTCTTAAGATGCGATTTTTAAGTTCATAGTCGTTGGGCCAATTATTTTCAAGAAATGTTTTTCTCTCGTCTTTATTAAATCTTGTGTATTCTTCTAGTTTTTCAATATTTGAAAGAAATGCGTTCTTGGAGACGGAACGTTCCATCCAATTGATTGACTTATTTTTATAATCATAATGAAATGTCCTATCGTCGAGTCGGTTGTAAGCGTCAGCGGGGTGGTTGGTGCCAGCGCGAGGTGCTCTTGACATAATTATCAAATTTAAGTCGGAAAATAATACTCTTTGATATTTGTCATGATTAAAGAGGTGTCCCATGCTTATTTCCTGTTGCCTTGTCGAGGAGCTTGATGCTATTGTTATATTTATGTTGGTTATAGCCCTTTTTACTAGTTGATAACGTGGCATTCCACCACAAGGAATATCCGCACCAGGCATTGCTACGGCATCACCCCCGTTATTTACCCATTGATAATAATGTGGATTATGGACGTGCCCTCTTACCTTTTTACCGGTTCTCCACGAAAAAGCTATGTGACATTGCGTACACCACATCTGGTCGCAACCAGATATTTTATATATAGAACAATGACAATTGGGACAAGGTTTAGTTTCCTTTTTTAAAGCCCGGGCAGTTAATAACGTATTTGGGTCACACGTATGTTCGGCATCCTTCGCATCGCCTTTAATTTCAAAACAATCTTTACATACCCAAACATTACATACACCACACTTCCATTGAGATGATAAGAAACCATTACAATCATTATTAGGACAAGCTCTTTGATATTTTTCTTTCTCTTCTTCCCCCGCATCGTCTTTTAATAATGATTCGCCGCGCACTGCTCTTGAAATATTCTCTTCTCTTGTATCTCTCGACCTTCGTAAAGCGATGATTTTTCGTTCCAAGTCATATATTTGGTTGCCTTCTTCGTATTGAAGTTTCCTCCATTCTTTTACTTTCAAAACGTTTTCTACCGCCGGCATAGTTTCTGGAAATCTAGACTTTTCTACTTCAAATAACAAGTCTTTCTGATGAACTTTCCATTTTCCCCCCATAAAACTGGATAATTCTTCCGCGCAGAATGTATCGGTCCAATTCTTGCGACAAGACATACAACTTGGCGTCAATTGTTCTAATAAATATGTTTCAATACAAGTTCGACAACATTCGAAATCACAAGCGCTGCACTTAATTTTTTTTCTTTTTTGCGGTGTATATGTTTCACAGCATATATTACAATCGTCGCATACTTGTGGGCTTATATGGTTTTCTTGAATAAGTGATGTCATGTTGGTATTAATATATTTACATATAATTATATTAATTCAATTAATTTTTTTTTCTCGTATATTTTCTTCTTCTAGTTTTTTTATTTTTATATTTTCTTCTTTTTTTTGTTTTTCTTCTTCTTCTTTTCTTTCTTCTTGTTCTTCCTCCTTGTTTTTTATATTTTTCAACTCCCAAAAATCCACATATTTTTTTACAAAAACCATTTCCTTTTTTCGTGCATCTTTCATAGCAAGTTAATGGGTCTTCTAGTGTAATACTAGGGGGTGTTCCCACTCCCAATATATACCGCGTTGTTGGTGTAAATTTAGCTCGTGCGTCTTCGTCTCTTGGGAATTTTTTAAAGTCGTGGTATGGTAAATACATATAATAACCCATATCTCCCATATCCTCGTCTGGCGTTCGGGTTCGTTCCGACCGACGAAGCCAAGGCGAACCCGCATTCAAATGAGAGTACATGCCTTTATTTGGGGGAATTCCTATCATATTCACCCAATCACTACTATTTTGTCTATGAAAATGTTCTATATCCAAATCTTGCCTGTTATCCCTCCACTTCTGGTTTAAATCAGTGCCACTTTTCATAAATTCTGTTAAATAATTTTCCCATCCTGCTCCCACAGCTTGATCCATACCACACGGTTGTGGAATATATTTTTTAGTTGCTGTTGATGTAAAATCATCATTATAATGTCTAAAATTAAATTTAGAAAAATAATATGATATAACCATTGTTAAAGCAGCTAGTTTGGTTCCCATATAACCCATATTAAACCCCATTATATTTGCTAAATCTAGTAATTTTGCTCCACCTCCTCTCACGTTAGAACATAGTCCTTCTATATATATAAAGGGTTCCGACCTTTCTGGTTTATTATTAAGATCTTTAACAACTAAAAATCCGGTTAAATCGAAATCATCTGCTTTTTTTCTACTTGCTCGTGGTTCTCCATAAAGGGTTTTCATTTTTTCAATTAATTGTTTCTGGCCGTATTTTTTATCCTCGAAATATTCAGGATAATTTTCTAAAAGGGTTTCTGTGATATTTTTAATATGTCGGCGAATTGCACCTCTTGTTCCTATAAAATCTTCTAATTCATAATCTGTGGTGTTGGATTGTTGTATATCGACATTATGTGGAACGACTGATATTGCTATAAAGGTGGTCTCTTTAAGCATCATTTCTCTATCGAAGTAATTTCCAGGCAAATTGGCACCACAAGGGTATCTTCTTGCTCCCCATATATCTCCGTCGTTTTCGTCGTATTGAAGAGTGTTTATTAAAGCGTTGAAATGGGAAGGGTGAACGGTTTTGCCGAAACCGGCTTCTTCACTTTCTTTGGAAATATTATATTTAGCTCGTTTATTATTTCCGTTTTCCCAGGTGTCGGGATTTATAACGAACTCAGGAAAATGGATATTTTTTTTTGGAATTTGTTCAGCAAATCCAACTAAAGTAACCATATCGCCACTAACGTTTAAATGGTTATAGTGTTTCAGATTACCTAGATGACCCCAATATTCTCTCTCGTCGCTTTTATTGGGTGATTTATAAAATGGATTATAAAATATATGTATCCCATCAGAATCGGGGCGCCACAAGCTCAATGTTTGTTCTCTTTCACTTCTTAAAGAACTTTGTCTTTTTGACTTTTTTGACATAATATATAATATATTGATATTCTTTTTTTTGCATTTTTTTTAAAAATAAGCACTAAAAAATATGGACTAAAAATACAGCACTATAAAAAAGGCACTACGAAGGCTAATATTATTAACTATATTTTTATATAAAATTAATTAGCTGTATTAATTATATATGAATAACGAAGAAGATATGACAGATTTTGATGTAAAAAATTATCCAGTTACAGATTTATTTGCAATAATGGGTATTTTAGACCAACAACCGTTCACTAAGGCGGAAATTATAGATCATACCCAAAAATTTATTGAAAAATATGAAAATAATCCATTATTCAAGCGTTTCTTTTTCGATGTTAGAACGAGATTATTGAAAGAAAAAGACTACGTAATGGAGGATAATGTTTTTACTTATAAGAAAGAAGAAGGCGACCAAGAAACGATTATAGGAGATAGATATGAGAAAAAAGCAGGATTAATGGGCGAAGACCATTTAGTTATAGGTGAAATACGGCAGCCTTCAATTGGAGGTCATGACATCCCGTTCGTTCAAGGAGATAATAATCCTACAAAAAGATATACTGTTACCCGGATTGTTAATTTTGATAGTCATTATAGAACTATATTGGACCCATCGTCTGTGGCTTGTCCTGTTGCTGTTCCAAATAGTAATCAACGGTTGGACACTCCTACCAATTATACTGCTAATCTTTCTCAACCACTACAAAATGTCATACAAATAACTCTTGAAAATGCGGAAATACCAACTTCGTGGTATGTTTTTAATTCTGAATATGGAACAAATTACTATTGTACGGACCAGCGACCTGAGCCATATTCTATACCAAGTGGAAATTATGTTACGCCTAATCAGGTTGTAGATGAGATAAACAGTGTATCGGATGATCTTTTATTTAGTTTCAATCAATTTACCAATAAAATAAGTGTTAAAAATACGAGTGTCGGCAATGTAGTTATTCAATGGTATAAACCAATATCTTCTCTTAATCTATGCGTTGCTGGTGGCGGAGTTGGTCAAAAGTTGGACTGTAATTTGGGATGGCAATTGGGATTTAGACTTGATAATTATACTTTGGTTCCTAATAAAACAATAACAGGCGAGGCTATTTTAGATTTACACGGACCCAAATACTTGCTTATTTCTTTAGATGATTTTCAAAATAGTAAGCCTAATCAGGATATTATTTCTATTCAAAGCAATAAATCTAATTTTCAAATGCCTAGTTATTATAACAAAAACACGATGGATCCTGGTTGTGAACCTCCAGATTTTAATTTGTTCGTCCAAGCTTGTAGTGCGGCGCCTGTTAATTATGATTTGAGTCGTAATTTAACACAAAAACAATTATATACGGTCGATCAAATAAAACTGGCTATGACAGGCAAGCCAGCTGATAGATATTCAAGTCCAAATTCTACGGATATTCTTCATAAAGTTCCTCTTATTAGAAGCATACAAGAACCATATTCTAATATTTCTTATATCAATCCTCATCCAGAACTTTCAAAAAGAATATATTTTGGACCAGTGAATCTTTCTTCGTTCAGAATCAGACTTTTAAATGATAAAGGGCTTGTTGTCAACCTTAATAATATGGACTGGTCTTTTTCTATTAGGGTCACTCAAATTTATTCTTATTGAACGATGCAACATTTATCATACAGACCTTGTTCTGGTTGGAATTTTTCTTCTATTTGTCTTATATCAATGCCTTTTTTTACACCAGGTAATTTACTTCCTTTTTCAATATGTTCTAGTATATATTCTGTCATTTTATCCAACAAATATTTTGTATTTGCTCCGGTTTTTACTGATATTTCATATGATTTCATGCCATTTTCATCGGCAAATAGTTTAAATTCTTCAAATGAGACCTTTCTTTCCAAATCAATCTTATTTAATATTGCTATTAATGGCAAAGATTCTTCAAATTTATGAGCGTTATATCTTTTTAACCATTTTTCCATATGGTTTTTCCATTCTGTATCAGTAGCATCTATAACTAGGAATCCAGATGCGACGCCTTTATAATAATTTTTTATTATAGGAGCGAAATTTTCTTGACCGGCTGTATCCCAAAAATGATATTTGATTACTTTGTCTTTTATTTCGCGTTGAATAGCAACAAATTCTACTCCTATTGTAGCATCCATATATTGTCGGAATTCATTATCTGATATTCTATGAACCAAGCTTGTTTTGCCTGAATTTTGTTCTCCTGTTACTATAAGTTTTAATAGATAATTATAACTCATTAATATTATATAAAATATAAAATATAATATTATTCATATTTTTTTTTATATAATAGTATTTTATATGGCAAAAACTAAGAAGAAAATAAAATTTTTTTTGAAAAAGAAGAAGAATAAGAGGAAAAATAAAACCAAAAAAAAGATGAAATCAATCGTTTTTGATAATAAAACTATTTACAAAAAAAATGATTTTAATAAAAGGCCATTTCCGAATATTACACTTTTAAAATATAGAGCGGTTAGAATGGCTGATAATATGGTATTTGCGAGTTCTATCAGTCCGAAAAGCGCTATAAAAAAGCTATTGACAGAAGAATATCGTATTAGACTGAAATTACTTGTTAAAAAAAATCCTAGATTTCGAAAGAAAGCTGGAAATATTGATAAACTTTCGCCTACTAAATTGGAAAAAAAATATTTCGAATTATTAAAACTTGAAAAATAATTCTAATTATTTGAATAGTCGTTTAACATTTGATTTACAAACTTTACTACGTCTTCATCGATTCTATCGAAAGATTTCATTAATATATCATTATTATCTTTGATTTGATTTTTTATTTTTTTAACGTTACACAATAAATTTTTCTTATAATTCTTAATTGCTTTTGCGGTTGCCTCTACATTTTGAACGTTCATATTTGTCATCATCAACTGACGAAGAAAATCAATGCCTCCTATTATAGTTTTGGGACATTCCTTTACATTACATAAATAAATTGCGGGCTTTTCTCCATACATTTGTATAGTCCAATCTGGTTTGCCACTTACCCCTGAATTCAGACTTAAAAATACACCCCCATCTATATCCTCTAAACTAACCATTTCTTTTTCAAATTTTTTCACACCGGCTGTTTGGACGTTTTTTTTGTCTGTTTTTACTTCTATTAAAAATTTCTTTTTCTTATATGTTAATATCATATCTCCTCTACCGCCTTGTTGTGCTGTATCTTCAATTTCTCCTGTTGGAAAATAGCTTGTAAGCCATTTACTAACTAACTCTTCCCCCGCCGAACCTTTATTTACTGCCACTTTTTCATTGGAGGTTTCTCTATATAATCTTTCGCGCAATTCTTTTAATTCAGCTTCTTTATCATTTCTTAATTTTTCAAGTTCTTTCTTGCATTCACTTCGTATTTCAATTGATTTCTTATCTATTTCTTCATAAAATCCTTTATCTTTATTTGATAATGAAGTTTTCAAATTAGATATATCTTCTTCTAAAGTATTTACTTTGTTCTTATATAAATTTTCTACTTGTAGTTTGCTTTTTATGCGTGTTTGTTCTAAATTTGTATCATATTCTTGAATATCTTCTTGTATTTTATTTTCCAACGATGTTATTTTTTCTTTTAGTTTTTTATTTTTATCTCTGAACTTTTTCACTTGACTATTATGTTCTTTCTTTGTATTTTTTAATTCTATTTGGAAATCATTATTGCTCCAGGTCTTGTCTATTTCAGTGTTATAATCACGTAACTGGAGGGCTAATAGCCATAATTTCCACTGTTCTTCTTGTGGCATTTCTAATAATTTTTTGAATTCGTCTGATGATGGATGATTTTCAATTGGTATAAATACTGATTTCATTCTATATTCGGTTTTTTGTAGCGGGATATTAGCACCGGGAATTATTATACTTGAAGAATCAACTTGCATATAATTTATATATTAATACACTTTTAAATAGTTTAAATATATTGTTTGAATTATATATATGGATAATTTAGCTACTCGCAAGGAAAGGCAAGATATGATTGTGGAACCTCTTCATGTAATGGTTCATCTCGCATTACTCAACTATTGTCCCATCGGGACTAAAATAAGTATATCAGACAATACTTTACACCTACAAAAGCCTTCATACGTTCAAGGTGTCCTAAGGTGGTGGAGCAACGATAGTAAAGATGATTTATATTATCTGTTTCATGCCATTCGTAGATATTACTTATGGTATAAAAATACTAAAGACCTTAAATACAACTATATTCTCGAAAACTCGATTAAAGGGATTGGTAAATTGATTATTACTTATCAAAGTTGTAAAAATACCGCAATTACTCATTCTTTATCATTGTATAAAAATATACTTGAAATGGAACAACCCGACCTTTTCAGAGAAACCTCTGAAAACGTCATTACTATGGATAATGTATTTAAGGGCGTAACAGATTTGTATTCTAAACACCAGATTTTTGTTATTTTCAACACGTTAAAAATACTTGAAACCGAAACTAACGCTGAGTATATAAATCAATATTTGACTTCTTTAGAAAGTTTTTTCGTTCCTCTGAACGTTGAAATTCGTTCCTGGATTCATACAAATTTAAGTTGTTAAACTTCATCTTTGTCTTCTTTAGTAATAGTATTGTGATAATAATGACCTCCATGAGACCACGGTACTATTATCCACGCTTTATCTATTTCCGATTGCGTATTATTCAATACTCCACTCAACAACACCGGCAATATTAAAGTTAAATATACACATAAATTCTTTTTTCTCATTTATATATTATTAATTTAATTTTTATTTATTCTTAACTTAGTATATATGCCTGTTAATCTTCCAATTTTGAGTACAAGTGCTAGCATTGTTAATAAAATAAACGGTTCAGCACAAGAAATCGTTACTAAAGTAACCAATAGTGATCTTATAAGCACCGCGGGTAGAGGTGTTGATGGTATAATGAAAGATTTAGGAGACCTAGTTGGTGTCGTTCCTCTAGCCGGAGACAAAGTAGGATATGTTTTTAAAAAAGGTGGCGAAGCTGTAAAAGTTGTAACTGTCACTGGTAATAATGTTGTTATTGGTAGTGGTAAACTAGTCAATGGTGTTTTATCCGGTGTTACTGATTTAGTTGTATTAACACTAGACACCGCTAAGGGACTTGTTAAACAACTCACCTCTATGATTGGTATGCCAGTTAAACTTGGTGGTAGAAGAAGAAAAAGAAGAAGAAAAAGTAAAAGAAGAAAATCCAGAAAATCCAAGAAAAAAAAACGTCGTCGCACCAAAAGAAGACGCAGACGCTAATTTTTTAAAATAATTTATTAAGTTCTTTAATAAATTCTTGTTTTCCTATTGATTTAGGACCTACTGTATTATCATGTTGCCAAGTAATCGTGCTATAATATTTTTTTTTAAACTCCGTTCTTTCTTTAAAGGTTTTTGGTTCATTAAATACAATATAATAATGACTTTGGTCTGACATTTTAGTTAAAGCGATAGAATCCTGTAGCATATCTATCATTTTTCCTGCGTATACTCCTACTCTTCTTAAAGCAAAAGTGCATTTCATTTTATCTTTAACAAATTTATATCCTTTTGGATCTAATTTTGGCGGTACGAATCTATCCGTATCCATTTTCTTCCATATTTGAAATACACAAGGCACATTGTAATCTTGGCCTTCTACTGTAAATCCATCTATATCTATATCTATTTGCGATACTAAATGAAAACTTAACGGAATACATCTCTGCATACTCGCTTTTTTGAAGCTTTTTGGTAATATAAAACTAAAGGTTTTTGTTGTATCCGCTCCGCATATATGCTTTATAAACTTTTTTGCCAAAGACGACTGCCTTCCAAATGGCGGATTTCCTATATAATGACAGGGTAATTGAAAACAAGTCGATAATTCTAGGTTTAGGAAATCCTGCTTTTTTACTTGCGGATGGGCTGGTTCTATATCAAATGATACACTGTTATATTCTTGTAAATTTGATGTAAATGACCCGCTTCCAGCACTTGGTTCTATAATAATATTTCCTTCAGACTGTATATTTAACTTTTTCCATTCCTTTATACATTTCTTTGCCACGCCGGGTTTCGTATAGAATTTATCAGATACATCTCTTTTTAATCCTGTTTTCTTCATTTTATTAATATATATTATTATATTTAAATTATATTCAATTATTGATTTCAAATTAAGACCATAAAAACCTTTTTGAAAAATAACAGATTTTATTTGACACCTTTTATGAGGTCATTTTTGATTTTTTTCAAAAAGCCACACCTTAATGCTCTTAAAAAGTGGAGATTGGGTTCAATATTTTACTGTGTTATGTAGTAACAAAACTATAAAACATCTGTAATATGTATAAAATATTGGTAAATATTTCCCCATTTATTGAATTAAGACCATAAATACATTTTCGAAAAATAATATGTTTTTCCCAAGACCTTTTATGAGGTCATTTTTGATTTTTTTCAAAAAGCCACACCTTAATGCTCTCAAAATTGCTAATTTGAATTTTAGGCTGTTACTGTATTACCGTAGTAACGAAATATCTAGTACCTATAATATATATATAATACTGTACATTTAAGCCTAATATTTGAGGAGTCACTTTGTGCAAATTGGACATTTTTTGAATATGGAAATATGTCCAAAAGTGTACATGTACCTCCAAATTAGAATGCCCAAAATGTTCGAAATTACTTGTCGCTGCATTATGTAGGGAGTTACGCAAAAATTATAAAATTGTTTTGTGACTGAGAAAAAAAATCGGATGAAATGTACCTTAGAAATTAGTATTTAGAGATAAAATATCTTCGAAATATATAGAATGGTTTCCAAAATGTTTCCAAAATCATCAAAAACTCGCAAATCACACAATGAATTTTTTTGCGAGTTTTGTGACTATACAACGTATCGTTCTAATGATTACGAAAAACACATTAAGACCAACGCGCATAAGAAAAAATGTGTTTCCATAAAAACTATAAAATGCCAAAAAGTCGCATTTCATTGTGAAAATTGTGACAAGGGTTATAAGACGCGTTCTGGTCTGTGGAAACACGAACAGAAGTGTAAGTCTCGTAAGGCAAAAAGTCGCTCAAAAGTGTTTCCAAAAAACTCGCAAAACTCGCACGGTGAAATTTCGGAGACGTTTTATGCAGCAAAGTATAAAGACGAATATATTGAAAAGCTAGAGAATATAATAACAAGCGGTCAAATTGGCAGCCATAATAACATAAATAGCAATAATCACAGTAATAATACAAACAATATATCCATCAATGTATTTTTGAACGAACATTGTGCAGATGCGAAATCATTACAAGATTTTATAAATGAAATCAAATTCAAACTGACAGATGTGTTTGATGGAACATTGCCTATAAAAAATTCAGTATCAAATGTAGTCGTAAAACAGTTAAATGGCCTGTCAATAACTGAAAGACCGATTCATTGTACGGATAAAAAACGAGGAAATTTTATGGTAAAAGATAAAGAAGAAGGGTGGATTTCCGACGACGGCGATAAAATAACTCAAAACATAAAGAAGGTTCAGCAAAAAGCAATATTAGAATCATATTATGCTTTTGATAAATATTACCAACCACCTCATCCAGCAACAATACAAGATAAAAAAGATGCTATAGTGAATCCGCTAAGAACAAATATGATAAAAACCAATTCAAAAATAATTGCAGATGTAGCAGATGCAACATCTATAAAAGATGCCATAAAAACATTACAAGATAAAAAATAGTATTTTATATATAATGGGATTATCTATCTCGAAAATGTGCAATAAATCAAGTAAAAAATTGAAAAACATGCAAAGAAAGGTATTTAGAGATAAGAAGGTTGAAAATATTTATAAACAAATATCGGGCAATGATCCAGATGAGGTATATAAGGATCAATATGAACAGGACCTTGATTATAGCATAGAAATATAAATATATGAATAATTTATTGATATATTTAAGCATTGGGTTCATCATTTTGATGTATCGATTGAGCCATAATGGCATTATCTTCATTAGAAATGGCAAAAACTTCACCATCATAAATTGTAGTTTCAATTAATTTAGTAATAACAAGATACGGGTCGCAATTGGAAGATGGTCTTCTGTCTTCAAAATATCCTGCTTTTTCAAAGAAGGTTTTAGTAGGGATGCGAACAGACGCGGAACGGTCAGCAACTCCATAAGTAAATTTTTCCCAACTGGCAGTTTCGTTTTTTCCAGTAAGTCTTAATTTATTATCAGAAGAACCATAATTTTTAATATGGGTTTTATGGGTTTTTTCAAGTTTTGAAATATAAGATTTGATAGTATCAATTCCGCCTTCAGACCGGGTAGACATTGTGGAATAATTAGTATGGCAACCAGACCCATTATAGTCGGCATATGGTTTGGGATGATAATCTATAGAATACTTATAAATCTCAGCGGTTCGGTTCAATATATATCTGAATAATAATAGAGAATCGGCGGCATCGATGCCTTGACCGAAAATTTGAAACTCGCATTGTCCGGGTGCAACTTCCCAATTATATCCAGTACAAGAAATGCTTTCGCTTCCCAAAACATTATTTAAAGCATGTTCGGCTACTTCTCTATACTGAATCTTATCATGACCGACGCCACAATAGAATTCTTGGCTTTGTGAGCTCGTTCCCATCGCTATGGCTTGTTTATTGTCCCCTTTGTTTGTAAAAAAGAATTCTTGTTCTAATCCAAACCACGGGTCTTCCTTCATAGTTGTAGGATTATCGAAAGTTATTTGAGCTTGTCTTCTAGTATTATCTTTATGAGGAATATACACGATATTGTTTTTTTCTTTTGATTTAACTTTATCTATAATCCAAGTATCGCATAAAACAAGGAATGCTTGTTCCTCTCGTCTAAAAGGGTCGCGTGTAACTTTGATGGGCCTGATAAAAACTTCTGATGATTTACCATTTGCTTGATTAGTAGAAGAACCATCATAATTCCATATAGGAAACCCGGATTCAGGGTCGTGGTTTAAAAGAATATTTGTTTTAGAACGGAGATTTTTATTGGCATCAAGCCATATATATTCGCAAATTACATTTGTCATATTATAAATATAAGATTAAAATGATTTTAAATCTATTTTCTTAATTATAAATATATGTGTGGAATATTTGGAGTATATAACAAAACAATTGGCCAAGTATCTGATTTAATTGCTGGCTTGAAATTACTACAACATCGAGGAAAGGATGGATTTGGGTTGATAAAATTTAACAATAGAACATACCGCGAATATCGTGCGGAAGGAATTGTGAAAATGTCGTATGCAAATATGAAACACGATATAAAAGCGGGAATAGGTCATACTAGATATAAAACATCAGGAAGCTCCACCATAGAAGGGAGATTAAATGAATTGCAACCTCTGAAAGAAAAGTTTAAAGGGCAATATATATATATAGCACATAATGGGAATATACCTCAAGTAAAAGGCCACGATACTACATATTTATTACAATATATATGCTCTAAACAAACATGTTCAATAGAAGATGTGTTGATAGATATAATGAATATGATCCCTGCCTCCTATAGTATAATGATTTTATACAAAGGACAGATATATGCTACGAGGGATCGGTATGGAGTACGTCCTTTATGTATCGGAGAAGATAAAAATCGGTATTATATAAGTTCAGAAAGTTGTGCTTTACCAGAAAATAGTTATAAACGAGATATAATGGCAGGAGAAATTGTAAAAATAAATACAAATGGTATACAATCGGTCTATAAACATCCACGAATATATGACGGACTTTGTTTATTTGAAATAATTTATTTTTTGAATCCGAAAAGTTGGTGTGATGGAATAAATGTGAAAAGATTACGATATTATCTTGGCGAGAAATTAGCAGGAAAGGAAGGTGAGAATTTTAATAAGGATTATGTTGTAATAGGCATACCTGAAACAGGTATAATAGCAGGCAGAGGTTATGCACAAGTATTAAATCTAGAATATAAACAATTAATAAGGAAAAATAGAGAAGCAGGGAGGACGTTTATATTATTGACGAACGAAAGGCGAGTTCGGGCTTGTAAAAAAAAATTTTTATATGATAAAGACAATTTGAAAGATAAAAATATAATATTAGTAGACGATTCGATAGTAAGGGGGAATGTAATGAAGAGTTTGGTAGATAATTTGAAAGATTGTGGAGTAAAAGAAATACATGTAAGAATACCATCACCACCGGTGATAGATGTATGTGATTTGGGAATAGCTATACATAAAAAAGATGAGTTAATAATGCATAATAGAACAGTAGAAGAAGTGGGAAAAGAGTTGGGCGTGAATAGTTTGAATTATTTATATATAAATGAAATGGGAGGAATGATACCGAATGATAGTTATACTCAATGTTTTACAGGCGAAATATCTAAAGAAATAAAAGATTGGAAAGCAATTTATTGATTTTTTTCAAATATAACTTTAAAAGTGGGTGGAACATTATTAATCCAAATTTTTGTACGACGGGTTTCTTTCATCCAAGCAGATGGGACTATATTATCCAGCGAGCCTCTAGGTTTAGAGCCAAAGTTGCCATAATAACAATAAGCAATAGGACCATTTACATCAGATTTAATATTCCAAGTATCGAAAATGAGACCACCGAATAAATGTTGCCATTTAAAATCACTGTTTGAACCGGAACCTTCATCTCCGAATTTATCTTTATAACGAGTTCTGAATATATAGTATAATTCGCCGGCATCTTCGGCAGAAAATCCGTAGAAATCTTTCATGTCTTTTTTTAAAGAAAACAACATATGCGGTAGAACATTTAATAGAGCGTTTTCATCTTTGATAATATTTACCAACATTTTCAACCATTTATTAGAAGAAATTTTATGGGTGTCAACGAATTCTTCGAGTTTATATGAAGGTATGCTATATGCGGGACACCAAGTGTCCCTAATATGTTGTTTCCATTCTTCGGGGAATTCTTTTTGAAAACACATACTACACTTGTTTTTAAACAATGGTGAAGGGAAATATTTTTCGCAGCCGCATTTAAGGCTTTGTTGTTGTTGTAATACTTGTCGTAGCATATTTTTATTTGAATTAAATTGTTATAAATAGTTTAATTCAATTTTTAGCGCGTTGATGGTTCGGTTGTTTCAAGTTTGATAATACGCGTTGATAAATCTTCAAGAAGGAATAAAATGGCGGCGAGAGTTTCATCTTTAACCGGGAATTCTCTAGTAGGAGTTGGGTTTATATGCGGGTTTATAGTGTTGTGTCGGGGATCTGTGAATTTATTAGAAATGAAATGATATGTAATCAGATTGCCATTGAGGTTGTCTCTATAATGTTTTTGGTAGTCAGTTCCACCTTGTTGTAATGTATTTGGGAAGGAAGGTGGGTCTTCAATAGAGGCGAGAATTTCATCTGGATAACTAGTTAAATAAAGAGTGTCGAAATTATCAACAGAAGCATATTTTCTTTTCCAAGCATCTTTTTCTATATTATAATGATTATCTTGAACTTTTTTCCAATATCCGAACTGTCGTTTAAATATTTCATTTCGAATATTCTGGAAATGAATATTGGGAAGGGTGTCGTTTCTTAAGGCTTGTGCGATTTTGTCTTGTTCTTGTTTATATCTTACAACTTCTAGTTCTTCAAGTTGCTGTTTTAATTCTTGTATTTTTATTTGAATAGTATCCATATAATAACTATTATCGAACGTCATTTAAATCGATTTAATATCTATTGCAACAAGAAAGGTTTTTTACATAAATTGAGTTAAAAGTTTAGTCTTGTGTATTATTAACAACAAAGTTGTATGCCAAGTTTATTAAAAACGAACGAATTATTAAAAACGAACGAAAAAACAGTTAAAAATATGATGGAATGTGAGCGAATGGCCTTAACCTGTGCACCAGGTGGTGAGAATAATAGGGGTATGGAGATAATTGGACGTATGCCGATTAAGGGGGAAGGTTTCACAGCGAATGATATTGAAGGGTTGGGTCCGTATTTTGAGGAGTTGATGCCGCCAAAAATGGATGCTGAAAATAATTTATGTTTTCCGAAAGTGAGCGTATTAGACCTTAATGTCCTGAGCCTGGACGACGCGGTGGATGAGTTGGGGGATGAAGATCAAGCAAGAGTCTTGGTTTTAAGGGGTTGGGCGAAGGGTGCCGACAAGGATATATATGGGGAAATAGCACCGATAAGGTGGGATTCGGAGTATCTTGACCCGAACAAGTATAGGACGGAGATAGTTGACGGCGAGGAGGTTAAGGTACGAGGCAGGCCTATGAATAAACTTGCCAGAACCAACCTATGCTTTGTGGCTGGTAGAGAGCAAGAACCAAGCGTTCTCGAGGGTAAAGGGACGATATATGACCTTAAAAAGTTGCAGAAGCTGAATGAATGTGTGGAAAGATTGCGGGAAGAAATTGCGACGGGGTTGATAGAGATAGGTAGTAAAACCAAGGTAATAATAAACGTAGTAGAAGGAAACAGATATTATGACCTTAAAAAGACGGGAATAGGATTTCATGGCGACACAGAAAGGGTAGTTGTTATATGCCTTAGTATAGGCGGGTTCAACTATCCTATGAGATGGCAGTGGTTTAAGGACGGAATGCCTGTAGGAAAGCCGATTGAGGTCTCCCTTAATAGTGGCGATGTGTATATAATGAGTGAGAAGGCGGTAGGTTCTGATTGGAAGAAAGGTAGTCTATACACCTTGAGACACGCGGCAGGTGCCGCAAAGTATAGGAGTTTAAGTAAGTGGGAAAAGCGCCGACCTGGCTATGAAGCGAGAATTAAGGAAAGGGAGGAGAAAGCGGCAGCAAAAGCCAAGGCAAAGGCAGAACGAGCTAGTATTAAGACAGCATTTAAAAAAGTAAAAACTAAGAAAAAAGAACTAAAAAAAGTGACCTTAAATGAAGAAGAGAAGGAATTGGCGAAAGCCCTATTAGAAATGTAAGTATAATATAATATAGGAGGGAAGAATAGTGAGTATTGGCTCATATTTTTTAATTAACAATAAAGCAAATATGGATTTACATAAATTGAATAGAAAATTATATCTTGAATAATATTAATCAAATTATCACAATCATGAAATTCGCAATTTTCACTCTCATAAGTTTAACGCTAGTTATAAGCGCCAATGCCGGTGCCTATCAAAACGGATTTATAACCGGGATGGTAGTTGAAAAGATTTCTCCTAGAAAAAAGGCGGAATTTCATAGATATAATACAATGATTATAGATACAAGTCTATTTGACTTTCCATTGCAAAAAAATCCGGTGTGTAGACCCATACAGGTAAAGATAGCGAAAAATATACGAGTGCCATTCGGTGTGCGTATAATATTTATATTGATTACGATATTATGCGTTCAGCGCGGGATTAAAGATCCTGAGTTTGGTGAATTCATGGTAGGATATATTCTAGGAATGTTTATAGAAAGTATTATGGGCGATAATGACAACTAAATAAATAAAAAATAAAGACAGGAGACAGCTTTTTTAATTCAATGTGATAATTGATTAAAAAATTGAATTAAAAAATATACTATTTATTGGTTTAATTAACAAAATGAATACGTTGCCATTGACACAAGCTGTTCCAGTATCAAATTTGAACGCATCGAGAATGCCTGTGGCAACATTGGTGATAGAAGCAGAACCACAACAATCGATATTACACAATGGCATCGCTATTGATTTGCGAACGGATGAAGAAATAGAAGCAAAAATTGCAACAAAGATAATATCGATGAACCTAGACACAGATATAGAACCTTCATTGAAAATGTTGGTGTTAATACGTTATTGGCAAGAACAACACGGAAAAAATATATCACTTGATAAACAATCAGTAGATGATATATTACACATGATATTTCATGTGCAATCACAAGCTTTTAAAAATATGATGGATTCGGACGACATCCAATATCTATGTAAGGGCGAAATCGACAAAACGCATTTGTTATTGCAAGGATACGCTTATAGGAGTGTTTCTATATCGGGTGATCTATATAAACAAACAAGTAAAGCAGGTGTGAAAAAGCATTATTCGGGAATATTGATGAAAGTATTTTATGAATCTCTGAAGCAACGAGACAGTTTCATAGCAGAAATGGGGTTTATAAAAAATGATGACGACGATTCATTACATCCGTATGCGATTGTGATAAAAAAGAGTATATTGCCTCAAATATTGGAAGCCGTCGCAAGGGGCGTTAAAGTTGTTATAAAAGATCAATTAAGAGTTCCGAACGGTGTTATAAGTTGGTGCACTGACAAGTATTCAGATGTAACATACAATCCATCTCCTAATTTTAGAGCTAATAATATTACATATAACAAGACAGAAGAGTATAATTCAATAACGTCGTTCGTTGACCCATATATAAAATTTGAAATAAATTGGAATTTACTTAATCCCAATGCGGTTGTATTATTATAAAATCTAAATATATATATAAATGACGCTAGACAAAACAATAGCTTTAACAACGGTTGTGGCAATAACTTTTTTAGCAGGATATAGAAAAAAATCATCTCGAGAAGCGCTAAAATCACTTGTTTCAAATAAATTTTGGGTAATTAATATGTTAATCATAGTATGTTTTATTTTGTACGTCCATTATATTGAATTGCCAGAAACGGAGGATAAAGAAAAGAGAAAGAAAATTATAGATTCTATAAAAAAGGGGTTTTTGGCATTAGTAGTAGCAGTACTAGCCGAAATACATCTAACAATCGCGCCTTTTTGGGTGGTATATGCTTTTTCTTATTATATGCATGGATACGCATAGATAATAAATTGAATTAAAATAATAAAATAATATTTTTTTAATGTAATAAAAGATGTCACAAGTCGAAATTCAAGAATGTCCTGTATGTTATGAGGTGCTTAATATAAATACTGTAGTAAATCTTCAATGCGGACATAATCAATGCAAAACTTGTTTTTGGAAATGGACGAACGAACAAGGTGCGAATTCTTGTTGTCTATGTAGAAAGGCATATTTAACACACGAAAATCATACACTACCGGGAAAGCTCTCAGAAGGACGGCGGCAATTGGAAGACCAGCGTTTGGATAGTCAAATACTAGGACTCCATTTGGAAAAAGTTGAAGAAAGAATTGATGCCGCTGAGACACTCGAAGAAGAGATGGGTAAAAGATGTACTAATTTACAAGATACGCTTAAATATTTGGGGGATTTGCACGAGGATTTCCAATATAAAATAGAAGCTAGACAAAGAGAAATGCACTTTTTGGGACTGTCATATTCACCAAACGCAACGCGACGCAATGACCTCTTTTTGGCGAAATTTTATGAAATGAGGCATAAAAAATCATTGAAAATAGCTGAAAAAAAGAGAGATGGGAAGTTTAAAAAAGTAGTTGATGAACTAAATAATTATTTCTATTTCAACAAGAATGTTTACTTTAAATGGATACCGATTGGTCCAGACGAATTTATAAGAAACCAACTGCGTATCTTAAAAGTTATGACAACCGCTCTGGAAAAGGATGATATAAATATAAGTGAATCGAGTTGGATGTTTGAAGAAGATGAAACGAATTATGGATTTTGGGTGACAGAAGCGCAATCAACATATCTGCCTGTTTATGAAGATATATGTGTGAAGGAAGCATCAACTTGTACTACGGGGTTCAGGCAACCAGCTTGGTATAAACAAAAAATAGTGAATTGGGTGCTTCGAGGACAATCAGGTCATTCAAAAGAATGGACTGAATGGAAACAAAATTTGATAAAAATGGTAACGCTACCAATTTTCAATGGCACCTTCCCCGAGTATTCTTTTTGTAGTAATAGAATAGGACATAGAAGAAGTAATTGGAGTGAGAAAGACAATTATCTACAGCATCACGTGAGGATCTTGAGAAATAGATGGTATTTAAAAAACAATCCATGGGAAGGAGTTGATTTATCTACAAAATTTATCTCTAATATGTTTGAGGAGCTTGAAGAAGGTGAAATACTAGAAGACGAGCCGTGTCCGCATCCTGAAGCAGTGAATACCGAAAGTGAAAGTGAAAGTGAAAGTGAAAGTGAAAGTGAAGGTGAAAGTGAAAGTGAAAGTGAAGGTGAAAGTGAAAGTGAAGGTGAAAGTGAAAGTTCTTACCCCATGCCAGAATTGTCGTGGTCTCCCCCCGTTTCGGATGGGGAGGAAATTGTTGGTGACAGGGATGGTTATTTCGAGCCTGTATTTTTAACAGAACATCCGTCATTGTCGAGGACACGCTACTACTAAATTATAAAAAATGAGAGTTTTTCTCTCCCATAACAATAATAATTCAAATATATATTTTAAATTTTAATATATATATTTTTTATTTGCGTCTTCTTTTATGAGTACGTTTCTTCTTCCTTTTACGCGATCTTTTTTTTGTTTTTTTCTTCGTTCTTCTCTTTCTTCTCTTTCTTCTTTTTCCACCGCTTTTACCTTGTGGTTTAATTACTAATTTTAGCTTTGTGCCATCTTTGAATACATTGGTTTTAACAATATCTTGGGTTTCACGTTGTTTGGGTGGCGTTTCATCAATAGGAATATAATCTAAAGGGCTAAGTTGAGTAGGAAATCCATAAACGAGGTTAGTATAATGTGAGAAATGTTCACCGTGACCGTTGGCATCAGTGAAAGCTTGAGAGTAGGGAATAGGGTCTCCTTTTTTATGTTTAGGCCATTTCTCTTTTGTTGATTGGGGATTAAATCTAGGGAAACTATTGGGTTTGGCTAAGTTAGCATGATAATCCGGGTCATAGTTTAAATCTTGTCGGTATATACCGAATACAGTATGAATAAGTTCGTGTTCTAATAATAACATAACAGTTATTATATTTTGTATTTCAATTTCCCGTGGCTTTAAATGGTCGGGTAAAGTGCTGGTGAATTTATCTAAATCAACCCCAAATACTAATTTTTCACCAGGATTTTGCCATTTGGCTTTTCCATTGGTTTGTCCTATCCATCCACCACCAAAAATCATAGGTTCTTTTTTCTTTAAAGGCATATACATATTACCGTGTTGTCTAGTGATTATACGTCTTGCTAGGAATATTTCGGCGATCCATTCAGCTCTAACGGCATTTTCAGGAACATCAGCAGCAGCAGAAGCAGGTAAAATATCTTCAGCACTAGCAAGTTGGGTATAAAAATAAACTTTTTGAGCTCCGTTTTCAAAGAATATTTTTTTAGGAGTACCATTATATTCAAATAAAAATATATCAGAATTGATAATTTCTTTTACAATAGCCCAAACTATATTAAAAGGTTTGCCAGTTTTAGTTATAGTCGAATCTACCTTGCCATCAATATGGTCTCCAATCCATTTACTTGAAAAAAAGTAGCTGAATAACTGTTCGTCATGATTAGGAGCTTCTTTAAGATTCATGTTTTCACCAAAAACATCATTTAAAGCACTATCCATTTGAGTAAGTATATTAGAAAGGCTTTGAATTCTAGCTCTTGTAATTCGTAGTAGCCATATTTGAGGGTCTTCTTTATATAACCAACTGATATGTTGGGTTATCATATCAGGTTCTTGAGTAGTATCAGTTGCTAAACTAGACATAATATATATATATTATCTATATATTATATCATCTTGAATTGATAAAAACTTTAAAAAAGACACTATGGAATGTAAAAACTTTAAAAAAGGCACTATGAAATATAAAAAACTTTAAAAAAGGCACTAGACTACATCATATTTTTGAACGTTTTCAATGCATATATGCGGAGTGGTGAAGATTGCGCCGAATTTGCGGTCAATAATGGTGGTGGTGTAATGTAATAAAGCGGAATTTTGGATAGTAGTATAAATTTGAGTTTTGATAGTGTGTGTTTTGTTCCATAACTGTGGGAACTCTTTGATATTAAATTGGAAAAAAGCGGAGAGGGTTTTTTGTTCCATTGGATTTAATTCCATATCGTGAATACCAACGACGTGGTTATTGAGTAAGATACGAATATAAAATTTGAAAGGTTTTTGCGGATCGCCGATAATATTAGTATTGAAAAGATAATTTAATTTATTAGAGTTTGGTTGAGCTTTATATTGGATGGAGCTTCCGAAAATATCAGTCCAATAATTATCGAAAGAAATAGGTATGGTTTGTTTGGAGGTAACCTTTTGTATATTATATTTACCGGATTTGGCGTGAATATCTTCAACATTACAAAGAGTGCTTATTATTTCCATATATACTAAATAATAATTATTATTTAAGTTAAAATTATAATATTGGGAGAGAAAAATGTTAAACTTTATTAATGAGGGGTGTTTTTTCACGAGGAATGGGGTGATAAGTAGAACAGTAGAAAATAACATATAAGAAGCCGAAAGCAAATGTGGCGGCGAAGATACAAAGGAATGTGGTAGACATCATTTAAGGTTAATAAGAAAATAACTTTAAATAAAAATTGAATTGAATTAAAGGATTTGTATAATATTAAATGAGTCAATTAGTATCAAAACAAAAAGCAATAATGAATCCAATATCAAAGAGTTTAATAGGTATTATTAAAGAACAACATCAGAAAGAGGCGGTCAAAAACATATGGAAAGCCAGTCAATGGAAAGAAATACGAGAATTGGAGAATAATAATGTAGGAATAGTAGGGGAACAATTCGTCCAAAAACTCTGTGATATGAGTGGTATAAGCGCGTCGATAGATGGGGCATTAACGAAAGAGACGGGGGGAGGAGAAGGAGATGGGATAATACGAGGAAAAAGTGTAGAAATAAAATGCGCTAGAGCAGGAACAGGGAAGCAAATATCATTTCAACATGAATTGGGTGAAAAACCGTGGAAAGCAGATTATATGATATTTGTAGATATAGCGCCATTATGTTTCTATATAACAATATTTCCAAATTTTACAGAGGAACAATACCGTTCATGTTGTAAATGTAGTCCATATTTTCCAACAAGGTCCTTTTGTCATAGGAAAAAAAGTGGAGCATTTAAATTTGACACAAGTCCAAAGTTGAATGATGCGTGTTCTAATACACTTAAATGGAATGAAAAAACAAGTGTAGAAGATATATTCAAACACTTTAATCATTGTATCACGACTACAGTATAAAATAAAAAAATGGAGGATGAGAATAGCTTTTTTATTTGAATTGTTCTATAGTTGAAAATAACTTGTTTCTTTTTCTTTCTTTGTTTCATCAGATTTGAATTCTTTGTCCTTTAATAATATATGAATAGTTGGAATAGCTGCCAATTCGGAGAATATTCCTGAAAACACAGCAATATCTATTTGAAGTATAGACAATTGGATAGTTATAGCATAACTAATAGCATTTAATGTAAACATAATATTAGCCAAAACTTGTAATTCCATTCTTGTGAAATCTTCGATTATTTTTTGATTAGGATTATAAATATTAAATGTTAAAATAGGCATACCCAATTCATTGATAAATACCTTGCATATACGAAATATCATGGTATAAACTAGTAAAAAGGCATATCTAGTCCAAGTATTTATTTTAATAGATATAACGATTAAATCATCATTGGGGCCGAAGCGATAATAGGTGCTTTCCTTGTTAGCCAATAATACAGTAGGTATAATAACTGCTATTAGGACTAATAATTGACCTACGATGCAGATTTTAAGTCGTTGCTTTGGGGTTAGTTTTGTCATTTTGATTGATTAAAAAAAGAATGTTAAAATGTAATCAATTAATGAATTGTTCTACGATTTGAGAAGAGCGAATATTATAAGCACTATTTGTAGATAGGAAAGCGACCTTAGACCATATTATGCTCTTAAATTTTTGAATATTAATATCAATATCTTTATGAAATACAATACCATAACCTTTTCTTTTGGGAAGTTCATCAAAAGTATTATAAAAAGTCATATTTTTCTCACCATAACAAGTAGAAGGTAAATAAATATGGCATTTATTAAACATTTTTTTGTTTCTAGTAGATGAAGGAGTGCCGCCATCAGACAGAGAATATACCTTGAGAATAGAATCATCTATTTTTTTGATGTCATAATCAGTATTATGATGATGTTTAGACCATACTTGGAAAATACATTCAACAGAAACATCATTGCCAGCAGGCCAATGGAAAGTAGATTTAATTTTTTCACTATGGACGAGATTGAAACCGACGACACGTTTACGGGGAACACCTTTACCATCACTTTCAAATAATTGTGGAAGAATAAAGCAAACGTAATCAGCGAATTGAGAATGATTAATAAACTTGAGTGCGAGTTGTCCTCGTAATCCAAAAGGGGGATTACCAATGACAATATATTTTTTATTGGGGTCGGCAAGGGCCCAATCGAGATAATCTTGTTTGACGACGAGTTGATTGCGGGGTTCAATATCAAGTCCGACTCTTCTATCTTTGGGAAGATTATCAAAGAAGGAACCGGAACCGGCGGAGGGTTCAAGATAAGTATACTTGGATTCGTCATCGTGATAAGAATTGATGATAGATTTAGCTTTGGTAATACAATATTTGGCGGTGTCAGTATGAGTAAAGAATTGATCTTTTTGTCTATGAGTAAATATAGAATAGTCGATATTAATATTAGCGAGTTTAAGTAATTCGAAACAGTAATGATACGGGACGCGTTTGAGTTGTTGCCACCGAATGACAGTGCCTTTTGCGACATTCAAGAAAGTGGCGACATCTTTAACAGTTTTATTTACAAGAATATGTTGTAATATTGAAAGTAGGTCATAGTTATTATCTTCTTTGATGAAATTCATAATATGATATAATGGAACAACAATTTATTTAAATCAATTTATTATTAGTAACAAGAAAAAATACGATGTTTTTCTCTCCCAATCAATTTAAATTTTAAAAATATATATTACACCTTTTAACATTTAAAACGCCGACTTTCTAATATTTAGGATGATTAACATAAATTGTTAATTTAAGTTAATTTAAAAATTGATTTGAAAATTAAATATATATTAACAATATATAACGAAAATGGTTAAATATTCATGCGAACGATGTGGAAAGGAATTTTCTCAAAAATCTCACTATGATTCTCATAATAGACGCAAAACGCCTTGTGAAAATAATGCTGATAAAATTAAGGCTCTTGTAGATAAAGCAGTTGAAGAAAAAATAAAAGAATTAAATGATAAAAAATTGATTGTTAAAAATGAAATATTAAATGTTAATACAGACAATATGGCACATCAACAACCAAAAGAAATTAAATATATTGATTTATGTTCGGGAATTGGTGGATTTAGAATTGCATTAGAGAGTATAGATAATATAAACTCACAATGTGTTTTATCTGCTGACATTAAACAAGATGCTATAGATACATATAATTTAAACTTTAATGAAAATAATAAAATAACTGATATATATACATTAAATAATGAAGATATAAAACCATTTGATTTATTATGTGCTGGATTCCCTTGCCAACCTTTTAGTTCAGCAGGACAAAAAAAAGGGTTTTCAGATAAAAGAGGGGGTATGATATTCAAAATTATTGATATATGTAAATATCATAACCCCAGGTTTGTAGTATTAGAAAATGTATATAACTTAATGACACTTGATAAAGGAAATTGTATAAAAAAAATAAGACAATTATTTGTGGATATTGGATATAATGTTAATTATAAAAAATTAAACTCATCTAATTTTGGATGTGCTCAATCACGTGAAAGAGTTTATATTGTTTGCACTAAAGACAACACATTTAATTTTGAGGATATAAAATACAAACCTAAAGTAAATCTTAATAGTATAATTGATTATGCGAATAAACAGACCACAATTGAACCAACATTTTCTAAAAAAATATTACAACTTCATAAAGAATCACCAATATTTGGATGTAAAATTGGAGACAAGCGTGGGGGTAAAAATAATATTCACTCTTGGGATATAGGGTTTAATGGTAACTTAACTAAGGATGAAAAGGAACTAATGAATAAAATCATGTTGAATAGAAGAAAAAAACATTGGGCTGAAAAGAAACAAATTGTGTGGATGGATGGAATGCCTCTTACATATGAAGAAATAACAACATTTTATAAACATGATAATTTGAAGAATATGTTAGATAATTTAGTTGTTATGAAATATTTGAGACTAGAGAAACCAAAAGATTTGGTAAATGGAAAAAGAAAATATAAAAAAGATGCATCTGAAGGATATAATATATGTAAGGGTAAATTAAGTTTCCCTATCAGTAAAATATTAGACCCAAATGATATATCACCTACATTAACTGCTACAGATTCACATAAATTAGCTGTAATTATAGATGACAATACTATAAGAAACCTTTCATCAACCGAAATGAAAAAAATTTGTGGATTTCCCGATTCATATGTCGTTCCTAATCATGTTAATTATGGAGATTTATTTGGAAATATGGCAACTCCACCTGTAATTAAAGAAATATTTGAAACTTTATTAAGTTAAAATCCAATATCCTTGCGTTGTGTTTGAATGGATTCTAACGTTAGTTGTTTTTCTGATTCATCAACTTTATACCATTTACTTTGTATTAATTTTTCAATTCTATCTAAAAAGTTGGTAGGATTTCGTTTTTCTTTGCTTTTTTCATCTGTCCATTGATTTTTTGTTGCTGGTCTGATATTCACCCCATTTTGACCTCCGATATTAATAGGTTTTCCACCACCATAACCACAACAAATATCGTATACCGATAACATCCAGAAATCTGTAATTGTAGATCCTATGGAGGTCATATCATATTCGAAAATCAAATACTTTACAGAAAGTTTTTCTTGAACCCCGTTCGGCTTGGAAATATCTCTCAGAAACCCTGTAATACTCCCTATATCAAATCCAGGTCCTCTTTCTTTCTTAAAACATTTCAATTCATAGTCATAAGATATGGTTTCAGACTCTAAATTTCTAAAATCTGGCTTTTGTCCTGGCGGCCCTTTTTCAAATGTAGGAATTCGTTTTGATATAAATTTATAGAGAATATTTTCCATCAAATTTCCGATTATATTACAATCCTTCATTTCGTCTGACTCGTGTTCACCATTCAATAAAGTGGTCTCCCAAGTAAGTTTCGTTTCATTACCAATTTGTGATTCGCAAAGTTTTTTTATTTCAGGCGTTTTAGGATCAAAAGACATATTGTGTATAGAATAAAACAAGTATTTAATTCAAATCAATTTTTTATAAATTGTTAAATTATATTTATTTACGCCGGTGTTTCTTGCGCCTTGTTTTTCTTTTTGATGTGCGTCGTTTTTTTCCGGCGCCTTGTTTTCCTTTTCTCGTAAAACTCGTAAATCTTGAACGCATATTATCGACGGTTCCTGCAGCAAGGTTTTTATATTTCGTTACCATAGCTTCTAAATTTTTTACTACAGTTTCTAATTTGGCGAGTCTTTTTTCTAATTGTCCTATTACAGAGTGTTGTCTCTGATAATCCGCGACGAACTTTGCTTGTTTCTCGAATGACATTTCCCCGTAGCTTTCGGTATTTTGCATTGGTCTATAATATATAATAATATTATTTTTTGTTAAATTATAATACATAAAAAAGTGAGGGTTTTTCTCTCCCCGAACGATAATATTTCAAAAAAAGATTAAATAAAATAATAAAACATAAATTACTTTTGCAGCAATTATGCTTTAATAAAAGAGAAGTGTCGGGGTTTTATTTGTTTATTCATTTTCAACAGTAAATTGTGACGATAAATAAAATTCTTTGTCAAAACGCCACACCATAATACGTAACAAAACATAAAAAAACATAAATTGGGAAATATGTTTCCAAGCTTACTGATAAGTCAAAAAAACAAAAAATATTTTCAAAATGAGACCATATTATGCTGTAAGTTGGAAAATCAACAATAACGGAAAGTGTTGAAAGTTGATTTTTGCTGAAAAAAAAGCACCGTACTGCGAAAAACCACCGAAAAACTT